ACATTGTGGCGGCGTTAACGAGCTCTGCTGAAGCCATGAACGAAAACCCAGATCGTCTGTTTTTAAGATAGCACATCCCATAACATCTGCTATCAGCTTTACATGCTTCCCAGAAGTAGAAAAATAACTTATTCGATTCCCTGTAGTCGGCAGCACCCACGTCGATTTTTGACCATTGCAAATACATGTAGTGAGTCCCAGTGATATAATTAGGAATACCCTTGTTATAATAAAAGTAACCTTTCTCACGACGTTCAAATTCTTTATCGATATAGTCATACCATTTTTCTTTAAAATCTGTAGGGTATTCTTCCCAGTCAAAGACACTTTTTATTTTAGCTAGTTCTTTTGGGTATTCTTGTCTCTCCCAGTATTGTTCCTTTTTATCTTCGCTTCGTTTAAAGCATTCAGAGACTGCTGGTATAGCAATCTTGAGATCTTGTATTTCGTAGATGTCTCCAATAGTTCCGTCTCTGCTTATGATTACTATATCGTATTCTTTATTATATCCATACTCCCATTTTTTATACCTATTATTTTTCTTAAGTATCTTAGGGTTGATATAATCTTTTAGTACTTTATATAATGTTTGTTCGTACATCACTTACTTCTCCCTTCTGCAAAACCTTTAAAAGCTTTTTCTTCCTTTTTTACTTCTTTAGGTTTATCCTCTAACATTTCTTTTTCATTCTCGATGCGAGTTAATATTTCAAATGCATCGAAAATAGCTAATTTCTTTGTCGCTGCTGCGTTCTTTAATCTATCTGCTGATATATCATCTTCTGAGTCTACAATAGGTTCTCTAGCTATCTTAATTAACTCTTCAACTGCTCTGTGCCCAGCTTGGATTATATTTAACTTTGTCTCCTTGATCGTCATGTGTTAAGGCTATATCATTTGATTTCATACAATATAAACGTTCATCACCGACTACAAACTCAAATTCAGAGTTGGGTGTAAACGTTATTAAGGTTCCAGGAGTGATTCCTAGCGCTTCTAAGGACTTATTGCTATATTTTATTATACCAAGAAGTGGAACTTCTTTAAGTGTACTAAACTGATCTATAGAAGCAACTGGATGTACAAAGCAATAGTTTAAGTTGCATATCCAATTATCGTTTCGGTTATAAAGGTATATTTGTTCTATATCACAAAAGAATAAATCATCTTTAAAAAATGATGCAGAGTTCTTCTCTCTACCTTTCATGTCGTAAAATCTACGAAATACGTTATGGTGNATGATTACCTCATCACCTACTTTGATCTCTGTTTTGTATGCTTTTGGAACAGCTATTACAATTGCTTTTTTACTAACACTTTGAAATGTTTCTATTCTAGTATTAGTTACAAGGCTTTTGTCACCTATCTTTTTTTCATTATCGTAACGTTCACCTTTAGGTTGTACAATAAATCTGTATAAGCTTTCCATTAGTACTGAAGATCATACTCAACTGATATCGCCATATTAGAGTTAAACTTTTTCCAAGGCAATACTTCGTCTTCTTTAGTTATGAATATATTGTAAGAATTATCTTTTTCTTCAAACAGTATATTAGAAATACTATGCCCGCCGTAGACCGATTGGCCTACAGCGTAATGCATAGCTTCATTTTTATAATCTGCTCCAATACTTATTTTACGAATAATATTAGACATCAGCTAGTTCTTCTTCCTTGATTTCAGTGTAAGTACCATCTTCTAAATTAATGTTTACTGCACCGTACTCTTCTTCAAGTTCTTTTTTAAAACTTTCAATGTTTTCATTTACTCCTGCTAGTTCATGAAGTAATCCATGTTTGTTAGCTTCTAAGTAACCTACTTCATTTAATATTTTATTAACTGCTGCTTGTTGCTCTTGTATCTTCTTTAATTGTTCTTCTTTAATCTTCATTTAATTTAATTTGATTTTGTTTAATTTACTCAGTTGGTGGATTTGGATCCGACCATTCTGGAGTTGCCATCAGTGCTAGCGCTTCTTCGTGGTTCAATGTACTTACCGGTACTAAAGAACCATTAGTGATAAAACTAGGTTCAACTTGGTAAGACAGTAAACCTTGAGTATTAGCTAAGTTTCTTCTCATTGTTTGAGCCGAAGACTGATTTACTTGACTGAACAAAACAGCGTTTGAATCAGACAAATTTATTACTGCATAAGTTGTTGCCATTGTTTAATTGTTATTTGTTAATTACTTGTTATTTATATATTTACTTGTTTAATTTCTTTTTTACGCTGGTACGTCTTCAACTCTATCTGCTGAGTTCATATTTATTGAAAAAGCATTTTTAGATGAGTTAGGTGCATTACCTTTTAAGTTTGCAGGAATATCCATACTTGTAGCTATTCCATTTGCTGTAGAACCTGGGCCATTACCTACTAATTCAGTTCCACCCATACCACTACTAGTTCCATTATTACTGCCACTACCTAAATCTGGGCATATCCAATTTGTCCCATCATAATAGCTATCACCTGCTAAGCTCCACCAAGAAACGGGAGATAAACTAGAAATATCATTTGGAACACCACCATTATAAATTGTTAATACTTGATCTTCTGTTAATGAAGAACTCCAAAATGCTACATTGCTTATGTTACCTTCAAAAAATATACCAGTTGCTCTACCTATCGTTGATAAAGTTAAAGTATTTGTATTATTACTAGGACTTCCAAAAGATTTTCCATTTACATATACACTAACATCATTGCTTGCGTTTCTATATATTAAAACGTGGTTCCAAGCAGATGCAGTTAAGTTATTACCACCGCTTTCATTAAATGTTGTTACTGTGCTTGCTACTTTCACCTTTAACTGCGTAGCTGTCTTAATTTGTATCCAATTGTTACTAGAAGATCCATCGCCTAAAAAGTTGTTATCAACTACATTATCAGGATTTATCCATAAAGATAAAGTGAATTCACCAGCGGCTACAAAATCTGAAGTTAGTTGTATTTCATCTGCGATTCCGTCAAAAGTCATACTATAACTACTATACGGAATACTACGAGTTAAATCAGAGTTAACTAAATTTGCTGTAGTCATACCTGAGCTCGTGCCAGTGTTTTTGTTACCACTTGAATCTGTAATAATCCATGCAGTAGTTGTTGGATTAGCAGTTTCACCTCCTCCAAACCAACCGTATTTCGTAACATTGCTGAAGTCTTCGCTATAGCTTGAAGTTCCACCAGTTATATTTATATCTGAAACATCTACAAAAGAATTATTATTAGGTCCACCTGCTAATTGTACTCTAATTTTTATATTACTAGAAACCGTTAAAGGTGATGTGCTTGGAACAGCATACGCTTGATCAGTGGTACCAGTGTAAGTGTGTTGATGCCAAGTTGTCCAACTAGTATTGTCTATATTATATTGGTATATAATTTCTACGCCTGAGGTTTGACCATTAGCCTCTCCTCCAGAAGAAGATAAAACTATATCACTACCCGAAGTATATATAGTAGGTGAATTCCATTGAAAATAATCACCAGAAGCTATAGTATAAGAATCAGTATCTTGACTTCTTAATACTCCGTTTTGAGCATAAGCTCCATCAGAGGCGCCATTAAAGTATGGACTACCTATTTTAGTTATACTCCAACTTGTTGATGTTAGATCCCAATTACTAGTATCAACATTCATTTTCCACCAGCCTTTTAAGTTAGCAGCTTGTGGTTGTGTACCAGATAATAATGGAACACCGTTGTTGTAAAGAGTTGTAACGTCTGAAGATTCTAATTCGGCGTTCCAAACTTGAACATTTGAAATTTCTCCATTAAATAATCTATTACCAACAATAGTCCAACCACCAATAGTAAAACCCGCTGAAGTTATATATGACGAACTTGGTAAAGCTGGTGTAGCTTCTAAATTTCCATCTATATAAACTTTTAAAGCACTTTGGTTGTACGTTACTAATAAATGATGCCAATTCCCATCTGAAGTATTAGGAACAGTAAATACAGAAGTATCATAAGCTGAATTTTTACCAAATATTGCGGCGTTAGTAGTTGAACTTCTATTTATACAATATGCAAATTGCGCGCCGTTAGTTTGGTCTGTTGGGCTACCTAAAGAAAAAGGAATTTGTGCAGCAGTTGATGTTGTTTTATACCATAAGGAAAAACTTCTTGATTCATTACCAGATATTAAATCGCCAGTTCCTGTTATTTTATTACTCCCATCAAAATCAAAAACAGTTGCACTTGGCACTGACTCGTTTGGTATCGTCAAAGTTGAAGCGCTACCCGTAGACGAGCCCCCTAAAGGATAATAAGTTATTGGAGGTGGTGTTATAGCCATTGGGTTTATTGGCGTGTTAGAATTATAAAGACTAGTAATTTGTTGTTCTGTAAGTGTATAATCAAAAATACTTACATCTGAAATGTCTCCTGGAAACTGATAATACCATTGTGTAGCGTTTAAATTTCTTCCTCCTAAAATTAAATGTGAAGCTGTAGCTATACTTGTAGCTCCAGCCCACCCTGTTTGATTTGTTAATTGTTGTCCATTTTGATACACAAATGTTCTATTACCTGAAGATCCTGTTCCATCAAATCTAAGAACCCAATGATTCCATTCAGCAATATCTCTATTAAATGATCCATCTAATCTAAAATTTACTGTACCTATATAAACATCTAAATCAGTACCATTAGCAGGAAATATCCATAATATAGGGTTATTAGTTCCACTAGTTAAATGAAGTGGATACTTAGCCTCACTATCCGCAGCATAGTTAATTTTAGCCCAAAAAGATATAGTGCAATTAGTAGATCCATTTAACTCAGTATAGGGTATTTGTATCCTATTGTCCGATCCATTAAAATTTAAACTATAGTTTTCAAACTTACTCTGATTGCTTTCTTCAGGCATTCGCCACGTTGGTGATATCCATTTAGTTGCCATATATCTATTTTAGTCTCCCATCCTGTACCAAGCCACAGGAGCTGTTAAATTACTAATATTGTTTAAATCTGCTGTTTTACCAGTTGTTGTACCGTTATAAATATCTTGTTTTATTTGCCTTGCAGAAAGAGCGTAATCGAATATAGCTACTTCATCTATGTTTCCACTTGTAAGAAATGAACCATTAAGAGCTCCTATTTGAAAGTTATCTCCTACCGTTGCTGACAATGAAGATGGTACTGACGTCGTGCTTGTAGCAGCTTGTGTGCCATCTATATAAATAGTCATACTGGTTCCATCATATACACCAACAAAATGATGCCAATTAGTATCACCAGTTAAAGCTACACCAACACTATTTGTACCACCATTTCTTGGACTAAAATAAACAATATTATCAGTATACCATTGTAACCATATACCATTAGTAGATGTAATCTGCGAACCAACTGTCATATCATCTCCAGATGCTGCTGCTTTTTTACCCCAATAAGAAATAGTACAAGCACTTGCTGAATTAACTTGACTAACTGTACCAATATCTATATAGTCATTAACACCATCAAATGCCATACTAAAAGCATTGTCCACTTGTGTAGGAGTATAACCAGCAGGATACGAATGTCTATTACTAGGTATCATATTTATACTAACAGAGTTAGCAGTTGATTCAGGTGCGTCTCCTATTCTGTCTTCGACAACTAAATTAGTTCCAGATCCATTAGCATAGCTACCAGGTGCACTACCTACTAGAATAGCTGTTTGTGTACCAGATCCTGTTCCAGTTTGACCACCAGTTATTTGATTTGGTATAGTTATATCGTTTCCAACAAAGTAAGCGTCTTCACCTAACCTCCACCAAGATGTTGGAGATAATGAAGTTAAATCATTTGGATAACCGTTGTTATAAACTTGAGTGATTTGAGCTTGAGTAAGAGCCGAACTCCATATTGCTACTTCATCCATTTTACCATCAAATGTATTAGCTGTTCCATAATAGCCGCCTATTATAGTTTTTAATCCAGTAAATGATAATGAACTTGGGAATGTTCCTGTATCTGTTGTTGATTGTTCTACACCGTTTAAATACACTTTGGAACCACTTATATTACCAGCTTTATATACAAAAGCTATATGATACCAAGTTCCTGTACTTAAGCTTGCAATATCTAAAAGTTTTGTTTGTGTGCCTCCCTCTACTCTAAACCTCATGCTATTAGAGTAAATATTTACTTGAAATTCTCCTTGAGTGTTACTAAAACTACCTATATAAAATAGTCCATTATTATCTGTTAAACTATCAGTATTAAACCAATATGACAGACTTAAATCTCCTGTATATGTTCCTAAACTATCTCCAAGTTCAGTTCCACAATCTATATAATTTCCAATTCCATCAAAAGATAAACTATAATTACTATACGGAGATTCAAACTGTAGATCGCTAGGTGTTAATGCTGAAGTAGGTAGTGTATCACTTGTACCATTGTTAGATATTAAAACGTTCGTAGCTATTTGTGTTGCTCCGTTGTTCGTTCCATTATTACTA